GATTCCAAGTGGATTAAAAGTTATGCCTCCAGTAAAAGAAAATATGAGTGTGTATATTAAAGATATTAATAGAAATATCCCTAGCGCAAATGGTTTTGTTTGGTGTTTGTGTGGTTCAGGTGGTTCAGGAAAATCATCTTTACTTCTCTCTATGTTTAAATCAAAAGAGTATTATAGAAGTAAGTTTGACAATATATTTTTATTCACACCATTAACAAGTTTCTTATCAGTTGAGAAGCACCCATTTGATAAACACGATAAAGTATTTCACGAATTGAATTGCGACACATTAGAAGACATACAGGACGAGCTCCTATCAATTAAAGAGGATTGTGTTGATAATGAATATGATATGGAGAACTCATTAATTATTATAGATGACTTTGCTGGAGATTTAAAAGATAAACATTTAATCAAATGCTTAAACAGAATGATTCTAAAAACAAGACATATTAATTGCAGTTGGATATTTACATTACAAAGTTATTATATGTTCCCCAAGATTTTAAGAAAGCAAATGAATTACATTACCATCTTCAAACCAAAGAATGTGGAAGAGTGGAACAGCATCGCAAAAGAAGTATTTGGAATTTCAAAAGATAAACAACAAGACCTTTATGATTATTGTTTTAATGAACCTTACCAGCATTTGGATTTAGATTTAAGAACAAGTAAAATGTTTAAAAACTTTAATGAACTACAATTAAAATAAACCAAAGGTTATTAATTATAATATATTATTATTATATAAATGGCGAAAAGTTTGAAAAAAAGAGATAAGAAAAAAAAGAAGAAGCTTACTGATAAACAAATCTTAAAATTATTAAAAGCTTTGAAACCACAAACCCAGCAAATAGTTAGAGTTAATGTTGGCGATAAAGGTGACAAAAAGAAAAGGCCTGGAGAAGTGCAGTCATCATACAATCCTCCATTTGTATTTCCATCGCAGCCACAGCCAGCTATTATAAATTTGGGGCAAGCCCCAGCTCCTTATGCTCCAATAGCCCAGCCTCAAAAAGCACTTGAAGCACCTAGCCAAAGAGAAAAAGATTTTGAAGAATTAAAACAAAGGCAATTTGATTTGGAATATCAAACCCAACAATTTATTATGAAACAGCAAAAAGCACAACGAGCATTTGAGAGTCCATATATGCCTATTGAAAGCGAAGCAGAAGCAGAACTAATTGTCAGGCCAAAAAGAAAATATAATAAAAAAGAAAAACCTATTGCTGCTGTAACTTTTAGTGAGAGCGAATTTGAACCTGAACCAAGATTTAATATTCGCAAAACAAAGACAAGCCAATTAGCAGCGGATTCCTCATTTACTAGAAATGCTTATTATTCAGGTGATATAAATACATCTTTACAAAATGATAAATTTTTACCAGATATTATTCAAACTAACGCAGGAGCAGACCAAATGGGAAATGTTGCTGCTCCTTTATCTAGTGAAGAATTTATGTTTACACCTGAAGGCGAAGTTCCATTAGAAGTTCAACAAACAGAAATGGCAGCCGAGCCTACAGTAGAACCAGCAGCGGCTTCTGTTGAATTACAACCTGCAGATGTGTTTCAACAAGAAGACCCAGATATATTTTCTGTTGATGTTTTGCCTCCTATTCCCGTAGAAGAAAAACTAGTTTTAAAAGCTCCCGCTGAATTGCCTCCTGTTAAAACTACAAAACCAAGAACTGAACCACTAGAAGCTATTACAATGCCTATGGTAAAAATCGCACCTAATATTTCTATAAATGTTATGAGGGGGCAAATAAACGATGCTATAGTAGATGACGGCTATGATGGTGTGCCTCTTGAATTTCGTTCAAAAAGAGCCGCCGCAAAAGGGCAACTTAAATCAGGAATTAAAATAGATGACTTGAGAAAATTATATGAGGATTATTTAAAGAGTTAATATGTTTATTATTAATATTGAGCCATCACCTTTAAGAAATCGTCTTTATAGAATTTTTTTGATAAATGGTAAGAGTCTAGACATCGGTAGCAGTAGTTGTGATTATTTCATACTTCACCAAAATAAGAAAAAGTTATACAATCATTTATCTCTCTTCAGTGACAAAGAAAGACAAATTATTTCAAGCCTTAAATCGTCTCAACTTTTATATGAGACATTTATTTTAAATGGTTATTCAACAGATTTAATAAAAAATATCAATTTTTTTAATCTAGAAATTTTGCCATTTAAAAATCAAATAATTAAGGAAAATTAAATGATTAAGGAAAATTTATTTTCTTTATATATATTATAATGTCTATGTCTATGTCTATGTCTATGTCTTTGGAGAGTCAAACAACTTCTCCTTTTTTCTTTTATAAAATCACTTGTAGAGAGAAAGATAATAAAGCTTGTTATATTGGTAAAACTAAAAATTACGCTATTAGATACTCAACTCATAAATCATATTCAAAACATTCAAATATTAAATTATATCAATACATAAGAGAACATGGTGGCTTTGAAAATTTTAAAATAGAAGTAATTCATAAATGTATTTGTGATGATAAGTCCTCTATCTTTTTAGAATTACATTTTATAAATGATTATAGAATTAAAGGATTTGAAATGCTTAACGTTCAAGTTCCAAATACTTATCCAAAACAAGAATATAATAAAATGAAATGCCAAGAACATTATGCAGTAAATATAGATTGCGAATGTGGGTGGGTTGGTTCAAAAATGAACTATTGTAAGCACGTTAACAATTCTATAAAACATAAAAAGTATTTTTTTAAAAAGATAGAAGAGCAAATAGATAAAAAGTTATGTGACTTATCGCCTATTATGATTATACTAGATGGTTTGAATGAACCAGAGTTTGTTACTCTTTAAATTGATTTATTATTTTTATTATTTAAAAATAATATCTTTAGATATATATATAATGAAAACTACGGAATCTCAATTAAGGGCAATCTTAAAATGGAGAAATCTAAATAAAGAAAAATATAATGAGAATGCCAAAGTTGCTAGTTTAAAATATTATTATGAGAATAAAGAAAAGGTATTAGAGAAGAAAAAATTATATTATTTAAAAAAGAAAATAGAGAAAGAAGAAAAAGAAAAAATAGCCAAAGAAAAAATAAATAATGAAAATGAAGTTCCTTTAGAAATAATTGAAGAAACTAATATAATTGAAGAAACGGATATAATTGAAGAAACTAATAGAATTGAAGAAACGGATATAATTAAGGAAAATGAGAATTAAAATATATATTAAGGAATTATTTTCTTTATATATATAAATGGAAAATCTTATAATTAAAAACTTGTTAGACCAAATTGAAAAACTTACTGAAGAAAATAATAGATTAAAACAAAATATAATTAATGAGCCAAATATAATTAAAGAAATACCTGAAAATAGATATATGTCAATAGAGGAAATGATACAAGAAAAATATACTAGTTCTTTAAATATAGATGATTTTGAATTACTTTTAAGAACAAAGATAGTTGAAAATGATATATTTGATTGTCTTCATAAAAGCGTAAAAGATGTAATAATTAATGTAATAACTAGAGAGCTATCTAACAAAGAACAAAGACCAATACATAAAAATAAATATTTTATAGTAAAGATTGGCGACCAATGGATTAAAAAGGAATATTTTGATTATGATAAGATTATGAAAAGATTAATAAATATTGTTAATCACGGTATAATGACAAAATTATGTTTATTAAAAAAAACACCTGATTATATTGATGCTGGGCCAGGGATTCATACTTATAAACATCATAGATTTGATTATGATGATTTAAAATTAAGAATATTTGAAGATGTAAATTATCAGGCAATAAGTAAAGTAATTGGAGATAGATTACATATAAATTTGAATAAATAATATATATTAAGGAAATTAACATATATTAAGAAGAAACTATATATTAAGGAGAAAAAGTAAAGGTCTCCTGAATTTTAAGGAGACTTTTACTTTTTTTGGAATTGCAAACATCAAACTAACTATAAAGGAATTAATCAAGAAAAAATGTCCTTTTCTTTAATTTTAATTTTGGACTTTTGAAAAGTCTAAAAAAGGAGAGGTCTCCTGAATTTTAAGGAGACTTCACCTTTTTTATATAATTAAGGAAAAACTACTTAAAATAATTTTCTTTTGTTATATATATAAATGAATATTCCTGAAAATGTAGATTGTGATTTTTTAAACTTTTTAAATAATTCAAATATTAATTCTCTTAATAGAAAAATAGAACATATAAATAAAATAAATAATGAAAAAGGAACTAGAACCTGGACTACATTACAAAAGAAACAATTGATGAATTTAATAACTGAATTAAAAGAATCATATCCAGTAAATAATGTATACGAATATATTAAAGAAAATAGTAGATATATAATAAGTGAAAAATGTAAAGAATTTAGAATAAAAATAACAAAGGAAAATAAAAAATATATTATAAACAAAGAGTTATATTTACAATTAATTAATGAGAAAAAAGAAATTCTAATGAATGAAACAAAGAATAAAGAAAAACAAAAAGCATTAGAAGATATTACTTGTGAATGTGGATTGCTATCAAAAAGAAAAAATATAGCAGCCCATAGAAAATCAACAACTCATATTAAATTAATGGCTATAACTAAAGAAACTCCTTTATGCCCTATAATTAAAGAAACTCCAATAAATAAAGAAAAAGAAGAAAAACAAATTGAGAAAGAATTCAAAAAAATAGCAAAAGAACATTTAATTGATGAAGATAGCGAAGATGAGACAGACGAAGCAGATGAAGAAGAAGATGAGATAGAATTTACAGAAGAGCAAATAAAACAATTTAGAATAAAAAATAATTTAACATATGATTATGAATTACTTATTAAAAAAAATTATATATATAGAAAAAAATGGAATATAGATGATAACATTTTAATGCCTATGTATAAAAAGGAAAATGGATTTACAGTAATGCCACAAATTATTATTGGAATTTTTTAAATTTAAAAATAAACTGAATCAAATTTTAATATATATAAGGAAAACTATATATTAAAAACAAAAAAACTTTTATATACACATGGATAAAGAAACATTTTTATATATTCTCTCTAATCAACAAAAATGGGGAGAAGAATTCAAAGAACAAAAG